TTGTAAAAGGAGCAAATACCGGTATAGCACAGATTTTGGGCTTTCCTGTTGACATGGTTAACATGGCGCCTCTTCTTGTAAATCTTTTACCGGGTAAGCAGGGCATGAAGCCTTTTTCTGAAGATCCGGTTGGTGGGTCCCAGACGTTTAAGAATTTAATGGCAGTTGGTAATGTGGGCACGTATAAAGATGTGCAATCAATTCCTAAAGATGAGTATGAAGCAGGTATTTTAGGTATGCTATCGTCGGAAGCACTTACTTCTTTAATTCCAATTAGTCAGCTTGTTAAAGGCTTGCCGAAAGGATCTAAGACCGTTCCGCCAAAACAAGCAGCCACCGGCGTGGATTTATCACGTAGGGATCTGTTAAAGAAGGCAGGGGCCGCTGCGGTAGCCACGGCTGTCTCCCCTTCTATTTTGAAAGAAGCCGGTGATATTATTTCTAGTCCGGGAGTAGCAAAAGTCGGAAAGACCGCGCTTTCGGGAAGTGCTATAGTAGCTAAAAGTCGAGCTTTGGCTAGTCAGATTTCAGACGGAATGATTGAGTCTTTACTTAAAAAAACAAAAAAAGGGGAAAAACTTAGCACTAAGCAATTAGACGTAAAGACTGCCGAGTATAACAAAGTTTTGGATGATTTACTAAAAGGTAAATCTTATGAGGATCTTGTTAAATTACCAAAAAATGATTTAGCAGATTTATATAATCAAAAAAACTTCTCTGCGCACAAAGGAGCAGGGGATCCTTTACGGTCAAAAAAATATGGACCTTTACTTGATAAAGTATTTAAGGACAGGGGCATAGGTATTGACGCACAAGGTAATTATAAAAAAGTACTTCGTAACGAAGGTGATCCGCCGCCACCGAATCTTTTAACAAACCCCAATGCTTTTGATAATGCGTTTGGTATTAAAAAGATGTTGCCCTCCGAAAACCTGATAAAGAAGAGCCCTCAACAAGCAACAAAAAGTATTTTTGCCCCGGATGCAAAAAAAGATCGCCAGTTGTTGATTGTATCGTGTAGCGATAAGAAGTGTCCTGATGTGGGCAATATGAAAGCACTGGATAGATATACGGGACAGCTGTTTACCAAGATGAAAGCAGAAGGTATACCCCCAAACGTGGACATAGCTATATTGTCCGCGAAACACGGGCTTATACGCTCGGACACGCAGATTGAGAAATACGATCAGCTAATGACACCAGAGATACGAGACAAGTTTATTAGTGACCCCGAACAGATGAAGAAGATTAGAGATACCATTGACGGTGATTACGACAAGGTATTTGTGACGGGCGGTAAGAATTACAGGGATGTTATAGATGCGGCGGCCAGTGATTTAAATTATGAAGTAATAAAAAAGAAAGCCCCCGGTCTAACTCAACAGGCTGTCACTGATAAACTAAAAGAGGCTAAGGGTATCAAAGTAGACAGATCAAAACCTCTTGGGGTACAGAACTTTGTTAAGGACGAGAAGGCGTATCATTTTGCTTTTCCTCAAAAAATTCCCGGTTTTAAAGACAAGTTTGAAAAGTTAGATATTAAAAAATTTGATATGGATGTAATAGAGGCACGGAATAAAGGGTATTCTGTAAAGTATGCGGATACCTTGGGGGTTCATGTTGGGTCCCAGAAGGCGGCACAAGATAGGTTTTTAAGTGTTACTGGAATGTTTGATGAAAAGGAGATTGGAAAAGAGGTGGGCTTTGATGTTAAGGGGCAAACGTATCCTCTTAAAATAGATACGAGTAAACCTTTTTTAGATAAGAGCGGTCAATATAGTAAAGACGGGATATGGACAGAAGACGGCTTAGAAAACTATATACAAGGTAACGTTTTTAATGTGGACGATAAATATAAAAAAATAATGGAAAGTAGCACGGACCCTATTAAAAAATTTGAACAAACGTTTGTTAAAGAAAAAACAACAAGGGAAAGAGAATTAGTAAAGCAATTTAGAAAGAAGCTTGCTAATGATGGTTTTACCAATGTTCCCTACTTCAATGACTACGAGGGTGGTATTAAAGACGCACAAGGCAAGATGCTTAAAAAAGAACTAAGTCAAATTATGCTTATTGACAGGCCTAAAGGGGGTGAGGTTATTACCTCTAAAGTAACGGGCGAGCCCATGAAAGACGGTGGTGTCGCGGGATTATCGGACATAGCACGCGATATGTTCAAGGGTCCAAAAGGTATTGGCGCTTATCAATCGTTTATGGTAGGTTAGAAAAAAGGAGTCACGCATGGCCATAGAAAAAGATATTCCGGCAGATACCACAGCGGAGGAGCTGGCCGCTGATGTAGAGATAGAAATGCCCGGCACTATGGAGCCGATGGCGATGGTGGATATGGATGTTGAAGCGGAGAACATGGACATAGAGATCACTGCTGAAGACGATGGCGGTGTGACCGTGGACTTTGAGCCGACCGACCAAAGAGGCACCAGTGATGATTTTTATTCTAATTTAGCCGAAGAAATGCCCGAGAGAGAGCTTGGACGTATAGCAGGTGAGCTTTTGGGGGAGTATGACGCGAATAAAGCCGGTCGGCAGGAGTGGGAAGATGCCTATGCTAATGGTTTAGAGCTGTTGGGCTTTAGTTACGAAGAGAGAACACAGCCTTTTAGGGGTTCTTCGGGGGTAACACACCCATTATTGGCCGAAGCGGCGACACAATTTCAGGCACAGGCGTTTAATGAGCTGCTTCCGTCCTCGGGTCCCGTCAGAACTACGATAGTTGGGGCCGAAACACGCGATAAACAGCAACAATCGCAACGAGTACGCCAGTTTATGAACTATTACATCACAAATGTAATGGAAGAGTACACGCCAGAGCTCGATCAGATGCTTTTTTACCTACCGTTGGCCGGTTCTACGTTTAAAAAAGTGTATTATGATGAAAATATGGGCAGAGCGGTGTCTAAATTCATACCGGCAGAGCATTTGGTGGTACCTTATGAGACTTCGGACCTCGAAACGTGCCCAAATATTACGCAGACGCTGCGCATATCGCTAAATGAGCTTCGAAAGAAGCAAATATCGGGGTTTTATCTCGATATTCCGGTACTTCCGGGGCAGGCAGAAGGGGATTCTGTAACCGATGAAATCAATAAAATAGACGGAATGTCGCCAAATCAGATCGATTATGACTGTACTTTGTTGGAATGTCATGTCGATTTGGACATTGAGGGCTATGAAGAAACAGATGAGGATGGGGAGCCCACAGGTATAAAAGTACCGTATGTGGTTACAATTAGTCAGGATAACGGGCAGATATTGTCCATACGCCGTAATTATCGTGAAGATGATGATATGAAGCGCAAGATACAGTATTTTGTGCACTATAAGTTTCTACCCGGTTTTGGTTTCTATGGGTTGGGACTTATTCACACGATTGGCGGGTTGTCACGAACCGCCACAGCGGCTCTGAGGCAGCTAATCGACGCCGGTACGTTGTCCAACCTTCCTGCGGGTTTCAAGGCCCGTGGACTACGGATCCGAGACGACGATGATCCGCTTCAGCCCGGTGAGTTCCGCGATGTGGACGCTCCCGGTGGGGCTATTCGTGACAGCCTGATGCCGCTGCCATTTAAAGGTCCTGACGGAACCTTATTCCAGTTACTGGGGTTTGTTGTTGATGCAGGGCGTAGGTTTGCCACGATTACGGATATGAAGGTCGGTGATGGTAATCAGCAGGCGGCTGTCGGTACGACTATAGCGTTGTTGGAACAGGGCTCACGGGTAATGAGCGCGGTGCATAAGAGGCTGCATTATGCGATGCGATTGGAGTTTAAGATCCTGTCACGAGTGATGAGCGAGAGTTTACCCGGTGAATATCCCTATTCTGTTGAGGGTGAGGATAGTGCGGTAAAGGCGACCGACTTTGACGATAGAGTGGATGTTGTTCCTGTATCGGACCCAAATGTCTTTTCACAGGCACAAAGGATTGCATTAGCGCAAACGAAGTTACAGTTAGCGGGTGCCGCGCCTGATCTACATAATATGTATGAAGTGTATCGTGATATGTATGATGCGTTGGGTGTTAAGGATACGGATAGGATTATGAAGCGTGTACCGGATGAGGAGCCTACCCCGAAAGATCCGGCTCAGGAGAATATAGATGTTATGGATATGGTGACGTTAAAAGCGTTTCAGGGGCAGGACCATGAGTCGCATATTATGGCGCACTTAATCTTTGGAGCGTCGCCCATGATTGGGAATATGCCGGCTATGGCTATAGCTTTACAAAAACATTGTATAGAGCACGTGCAAATACAGGCGGAAGAGATGGCTATGATGGAGATGCGTAAGCAGGGACCGATGGCGCCGGAACAGCAGGAAATGCTGATGGAGGCGATTAAGGCCAAGTTTGTAGCCCAAGGTATGCAGCAGTTAAAGCAACTATCACAACAGGCCTCGGGTCAGGGACCGGATCCCTTGGTGCAGCTCAAGGAAAAGGAGTTGCAGCTTAGAGCACAGGCAGAGCAGAACGATGCGCAGAACGATCAGGCGAAACTTAATCTTGACGCACAGAATCAGAGACTACGTGCCGATCAGTTCCAACAGCGGTTGGCGAGTCAGGAACGACAGACAGGCGCACGTATAGATGCAGCGATGCAAAGAGAGTTTATTAAAAGTAAAGGTCAGTAAACCATGAAACTACGGGAAAACTATGTTCGATCCAAT